CTGAGCTCGAATCCAGTTACGCATTTCCGAAATCATGTTCCTAAACGAATAAGACGCTACAGAATTTTGGTTGTCTGCCGTAGTAGACGCACCTGATTTGATTCCAGCATTTCTGTCTCTGTTGTCATTCAGAGACCGAATTGTTATGCTAAAACCCTCCATCATATTCTCCTCTGGAATGAACCTTCCATTCGCAGGGAAGCGCTCGTTTTCAGAGAAAATATGCCTGCCCAAACTATTGAACATGTCAAGAATTTCCCTCCGACTAGACACAAGACTCAAGTCTTTAGTCTCAGCCGCAGTTACAAACCTTAACAAATCCATACTGTTATACCACGGCAGGGTTGACAACATCTCAAGATCTTCCGTGAAAGGCGTGTAAGACATAGTTCTCTCTCTTTATTATAATGAACTCCTCTCTTCCTCATATAAGGAAGAAAACAACTCAAAATTTTTAGAAAGAGCATACAGTGCTTCCATCGCCCTATACGAATTAACTTCAGTATTGTACCTCTTCGCTACCATTTCAGACACACTATCGTAAAAACTAGCATCATCATAGCATTTAGCCAAATCCGCATAGCTCACAAACCGCTCACGGAGCGTAGCAAACTCCTGGTTCAATTTAATGTGCTTCCCCAACCTCTCCGTCCTTTTCAAAGGATCCACAACAGCTCTAAACTGTTCCCCATTCTTCGAAAAAAAATAGGAACAGAAAAAACCATGATTGGAATCGATGACTTTTCCTTTAAGGTTAAAATAGAGAGATAAATCTTTAGCCCCTTTCTCAGCATTAAAATCTTCCTCTCCAAAAACAAATGAATCATCTCCGACAAAATACAGGGCGTTAGCCTTGGTCAAATCAAAAACGGTTCCCAGCGCGATCATAGAAATCATCGTATTACCAAAACAAGTCATAGCATCGCCAGTCTTTCTCTGATAAACGAGATAAGCCTTAATCCCATTTAAGAAGTTAGTGCCTGTAGAAGATTTGTGACAATCCTTCCAAAGCCTTAACAACTCACAATCCAAACCCAATTTCTCCAGAAAATACATCTCAATCTCAAAACACACCTCAGTCTGAGATTTATCGAATTTTTCCTGGTCAATTTCCAGCATTTTATACTCCTTCTTAACATCCAAAAAGTCATTAAGATGTTGATCGAGATGATCAACACTTTTTCTCAAATGACAATAAACGGACGGTTTTAGTAGGGTCGAGAACCTCTCAAAAAGTTCCCTAAATACTGGGCTGAACATGGCGTTAATTTTCTTCTTGTGAACCAATAAATTTTGAAGAATGGGATACTCGAAAGCAGCCCCAGGCTCCAATTTATTTTTCGGTTCTGTCTTCAGCATCATCTCATAAGCCCCAAATTCAGAATCATCTACCGGAAGTTCCG